CTCTACGTCTTAAATAATATAATAAACGTGGTTTGTTATTCTCTGCAAGTATAGGCATCCCGTAAAATACTAATGCCATTAGAACGTCTTCAAAAAACATCTCTGCAGTCTGAGGCCTTGCTAAATACTCTAAGAAAAACGTGTTAGCTGGTGCGTCTTCCATACTAAACTTAGTTAAGCCGTGTAAAGCACCTTTNGANCCTTTACCATCTACTGTTCCTGATATATCGTAACTATCACAACCAAAAGCTCCCATGTGTTCATTGCCAGGGTATTTTCTATTACCTTTAGTTATAATTTTATTTTGAAGGTGTGTTGGTGGTACCCAACTTACTTTAAATCTACCGTTTGGATCTGGGTAAAAAACAACCTTACTATCTTTTATACCATTAACCCATTGAAAATTACCAGTTGTTAAAGTGTCTGATACGCCACTTCCTTCATTATAATCTATTTGCTCGTATATTTTTGCCAAATTAAATATACTATTTTTTGTTTCGTCTCTGAAAGCATGTTCTTCAGTTCTTGGAAATTGACGATAAAACTCATTAAGAGCATCACCATCATTTTTTAATCCATCAGCCTCGTTATTCCAGTGTTCAATAATTCCGATGTCGATCGGTTCATTGAAAGGTCCAAAAGTCTCCGTTTCAGGTGTGTCGAAGACAGGCATCCCAAAAGAATCAATGAATCCCTCGTAATTCCACTCCATAGGAATGAACAAGCTATAGAGACCTGAGCTTGTTTGTCCATTTCTGTTTCTTTTAGTAACGTCTGACGCATTGTATAGTTTTTTAAAGTTATCTCCTCCTTTATCTAAAGCATTTGATGTTGATCCCATCATACACTTACCTATTACTCTACTACCTAATCTAAGGGTGGTTTTCGTGACCCTCCAGTTATTGAGGATGTTGTTCGGCCTCTCCCATTTACCTGATTCATCGTGGACGAGGAGTTTGAGTTTCTCTCCATCATAGGAGTTGTCACCGGTATTCTTCCAGTCGATGGTGGTGTCAAGACCCTGTAGGGCTTCTGGTTTATCGGAACTTGTAATGTTCCGTCTTGTGAGCTTGGACGCGGGGACACGGAAGGCAAGCTCGGTCTTTGGACGGTCCATTCCGTCCTGGATGGGTTTGAAAAAGAAGGGATAATTAACCGATATGGGTACCACCTTGTCTGTGAACATCTTCTTAGCATCAGGACCGGACTTTGATAATATACCATACCTGGAGTCACTTGATATGGTTGCCAAGTTGACCACCTCTCCAGAGGCCATGAAAGAAAACCCGGAACGTCTGTTCTTAAGGTAACACATCCCATAGGATCGTATATCGGCTTTACAAGCTTCCCAGAATATATAGAATAATCTATTTGCTTCCCTAAAGTCTGGTTTCCCAACATCAATCTTGGACCACTGCAAGTACATATAATGAGTACCAGTAATATAAGTAGGCTTACCTTTGTTAACATACCAAAAACCTTCTTCCCTTTTTTTAAACTCATTCTCTATGTAATCTATGTATTTACTTTTAAAGTCTTTAGGATAACCTTTCCAATCAAATATAGTTTTAATTCTATTTAACTCTTTAGGATATTCTGTTACTTCCCATCTATCAGTTTTAAACTTGTGTACTAGTTTAGGTTTTTGTGGTAAAGCTATTTTAAGTCCTTGAATCTCATAAACCTCACCTATCATACCTGTTTTAGATATAACTACAACATCATGTTCTTTGTTATATCCATATTTCCATTTTTTAGACTTATTAAGTCTTTTAATGGTGTTTATTTTTATAGGTTTTATAACCTCATATAAAATTTGCTGATACATTATTTAGATCTTTTCTCAGCAAAACCAGAAAAACTTTGTTCTTCTTTAGTTTCTATTGGTTTGTTATTTAATATATCTTCTTCTTCTTGTATTCTATTTAGAATTTCAAAAGCATCAAATATAGCTAGTTTTTTTGTAGCAGCTGCATTTTTTAATCTATCTGCAGATATATCTTCGTCAGAGTCTACAATTTCTTCTTTAGCAACTTTAATAAGTTCTTCAACCGCTTTGTGACCAGCTTGGATTATATTCTTTTTCGTTTCCTTGATATTCATATTTATTTGTAATTGATTTGCTAAATATTCTATAAAGTCTTTCACCGTCTAAAATGCACTCGTATTCAGTGTTTGGTTTAAAAACCTATTAAATCACCTTCTTTTAAACCAGCTTTTAAAAGACTAGTATCAGCATACCTAAGAACACCAACTAAAGGTGTTTCTATCTCGTTACTATAAATATCATTAGATTCAATTGGTTTTACAAAACAATATGAATCAATAGCTTTCCATTTATCATTTGTTTTATAAGCAAATACTTGGTCATGATGAACAAAGTACATGTCTTCTTTATAATAGCTTTTGCTATTTTTTTCTATACCTTTAATATCTTTCCATCTTCTAAAAACATTATGTATGAACTATTACTTCATCACCTGGTTTTATAGGTAGTTTTAACACTACTAGGTACAGATATAACCACAGCTCTTTTACTAACATACCTATGATTATAGTTATCGGTATTAAGTATAAGGCTATGATCACCTATACTTTTAGTGTTGGAATATCTGGAGTTTAATGGTTTTATTATAAAATTATTTACTCCTCGCATTAGTATTCAAGATTGAATTCAACAGCTATAGCCATATTCTTATTAAAGTCTTTCCAAGGTAAAACCTCATCTCCTTTTTTAATATATATTCTATACTTATCGTCTTCTTCAATTATATCAGAGATAGTATGCCCTCCGTAGACCTCTTGACCTACGGAGTAATGCATAGCTTCATTTTTATAATCTTTTCCTATACTAATTTTCCTTATCAGATTCATCTTCTAGCTCTTTAATAGATCCATCTTGAATATTAATAGATACCTTACCGTACTCTTCTTCCAAGCCTTCTTGCATACCTTTTAATTTCATTTGTAAATCTCCAATAGCAGCCATCATGCCAGCTTTTTGAGTTTCTAGTTGTCCTACTGATAATTGAGCATTATTAATTTGACCTATAATTTCTTGTAGTCCTTTTAACTGCTCGTCTGTGATTTTTAAATCTTCTGTTTTCTTTGCCATAATATTTATTTAATTTAACTTAATTTTTTGTCTTGCTATTAAGCGTCAGCAAGATCTTTGTACGCGTCTACTAATTTTAGTGCTTCGTATGCCTGTCTCACATCATTCTTAGCCGAAGCCGCATGATTTGGTGAGTAGTTTCCACTAATAGATGTTATTGGAGAAGCAGGTTCAGCGTCTTTACTAGCTTTGTCTTTGAAGATTAAGCCGTTGTAGTGACCATATATAGACTTTGTCCATTCTTTTTCATATAACGCTTCCGTTTTGATAGAACCATCTTCGTTATATGTTGCTTCTGTTTTTAACACCATATTAGAATCATAATTAACGTTACACTGAGCATTGCTAATAACAACGTATGCGCTGTCAATATCTATGCCTTTCCATGTTAGTTTTCCTTCTAATGCCATAATTTATTATTTAATGTTATTACTGTATTTATATTATTACGCTATTTTCACATTTTTTACCTATATTAAGGGTCCAGACCCTCACCACCATCTTTACCACCACCACTACTACCTTGGTTTTGACTAACTGTTGTGCTTCTTGTTGTGTATTGATTATAACTACCATTACTACCAACTAAATAGCTAATTACAACTGTTGCTGATCTAGAACTGCCTGTATTCGCGGCTATTGTATAACTTACCGTCCCGTTGCCTGTACCAGAACTAGATGAAGCACTTATTGTTATCCAAGAAGCAGATGTACTAGCTGTCCATGTTATATATGTTCCGGTTGTTACTGTTATTGAACCAGTTGCCCCACTAGCAGCGTTGTTTGAATCTGATAAAGGTGTTGAGCTAGTAGAAGCATTGTGTTGATACTTATACCATTCACTTATTTTATGCGGAGCATCAGTGTCAGGTTTATTTGCGGTAACATTAGTTATATTTATAGTTTCATAAAGACCAGCATTAGCGTCAGCCAGCTCAAAAGGATCTTGATCACTATCTATTTCACTCATTATGTCAGAGAACTTTATAAGTCCTGAAGCTTGCATTGTCATAACTAATTTTTACATTTACATTTATCAACACCTTTTAGTTCTTCAACTTCAGCTTTTAATTCTTTTATTGCTTCTATTAGTACACCAACCATGTTACCATATGATACTGAGTAATGACCATCTGATTCTCTTTCATTTACAACTTCTGGTAAAATATCTTTTACTTCTTGAGCTATAACACCCATCATTCTTTTATCAGTAGAACCTTCATCAGTTCTAACAAATGTAACACCTCTTAGTTTGTTTACTTTATCTAAAGCGTTAGGTATTGTTTCTATTTCATCTTTAACTCTAGCATCAGAGTATGCAGCTATATCGTGAGAAGCATATATAGATATGTTACTAACGTTACCATATACATCTAATGTATAATCAGGTGAACTATCATTTATACCTATTCTACCGCCTTCTGTAACAGTAAATGTTTCACTTGATCCGTTACCCATCCAAACTCTCCATCTATCTGAGTTTACTCTATAAGTNGTAACAGATGTTGAAGGNTGTTCAAACTGACTACCAGANGTTGATGTATATGATAATTCTAGTTTATTGTTAAGTGTTATTGAGCCATTTAACTCTACACCATTAGTTGTTGTTGATAACCTATTAGCATTGTTATATCTTAACTCAACAGAC